GTGCAACTGGTACAGCTAACAAAGCTCACGCAATTTTTGGAGATTTCTCAAGAGTTCATTTAGCACAATTTGGAGGTTTAGATTTATTGTTTGACCCTTACACAAAGTCAAGACAAGGACTTGGAACTTTAATTGCAACAACGCTTGTTGATGGTGATGCAGTTCAAAATGCTGAGGCTTTTGCAACTCTTATTGAGTCGTAATAGTCAAAAAATATTTGGTCAAGAATAGGGGATTTTTCCTCTATTTTTGCCCATTTATTAAAAAAAAGCAAAATCCAATTTAAAGCTATTTTTAAGCGATTTAAGCGATTTTGTTAATGTTGATAAATATTACTATTCAACAATTGAGATAATTGAATACAAGAAAAACACTAGAGAAGAAAAAAACTGAAAAAAAAGGTATAAATTTAATTATGTTAAATTTTTAAAAAGCAAAAAATCAATGAAATATTTGGAAATTTTATCATATCACAACACTCAAATTGTCTCAACAGCGGATTTAAAAACTCATCTAAAAATAACTTTCAGTGATGAAGATGATTACATTGCTTTGTTAGAAAAAGCAGCAGTTAGAAGGATTGAAGAGTTTCTAAATAATTTTCTTTTGTCCACACAATTAGTTCAATATGGAGAGAATTTTTCAGACTTGGAAATTCTATTTAAAGGACCTGGCTTGACAGAGGAAATCACTGTTTCATACAAAGATAATGGAAATTGGCGAGTTTTTGGAACTCAAAATTCCAATATAGAATATGTAAACAAAATCAATCCTCCAAGAATTTATTTATTAGAATCTTCAACAACACCAACAACAGATGATGTTTTTCAAGCTTGGAAAGCAGAATATTTTGTTGGATATTCAAGCGTAAGCAACATTCCAAATGCTATTATTCAAGCAATTAAAATAACAGTTGCAGACTTATATGAAAATAGACAAAGCGTAATTGTTGGAAAAGTAGTAAGCGAAATTCCAAGAACAGCACAATATTTAATAAATCCTTTCAAAATCCAAAGACTATGATTTCAATTGGGAGTATGGACAAACTGTGTTATGTTGAAAATCCAACATATACAAACAATGCTAACTATGGAGGAATCCAAAGTGCTACTTATGCAGCAAATCCATCTGTTGGAAACAATAAGATTTATGCAGCAGTAGAATATAAAGGAGGAAATGAAAAAGATGATGGAGAACAAAAAGTTGGAGAAACTGTTGCTGATTTTTATATAAGATATGAGAAATACAAGGATACAATACAACAAAATTGGCGAATTTATTATTTTGATTCTACTGGAACTCAAAAATATTATTATATTGAATCTATTGCTTTTATTGATGGGAGACATAAAATAACAAAATTAAGAGCAGTAAATAAAGAAGTTGAATAATGCAAATAAATGCTGGACAAGTTTTAGGAAACAAGGAATTGAGAGAAGCTTTCAAAAGGATTCCTTATAAAGTTAAAAAGAACAAATTTCTTTTGGCTGTTATGAGAGCATCAGCAAAGCCTATAATCTCAGCTGCAAGAGCAAAAATAAACAATGATGAAGGAGATTTGAAAAGAAGCATCAAAGCTTTTAGCACAAGAGCATCAAGAAGGCTTCCAGCAATCTATGTCGGACCAAAAGCAACTGGAGGAAAAGCAAAGAAAAATGAACAAAGAGGAGGTGGTTTTTATGGAGCAATGGTTGAATATGGTACAGCAACAGCAGACCCTCATCCATTTATGCGACCAGCCTGGGAATCAACACAGAATCAAAGTGCTGCAATACTTTTGGAAGGAACAAGAAAAATTGTGGAAAAGATATTGCAAAGAGAATTAAAAGGACAAAAAAGACTTTATAAACTATGAGAAGCGGTGCGGTCATATTTCCTTTATTGAGTGATTATAATCCACTCACAAACGTAATTCCTATGGCGAATATGTTTGCTGTTAGAGCACAACAACCTTCCTCAGCTCCCTATTTAGTTTATAGAGAAATATCGACTGTTCCTCTAAACACAAAAGGAGATTCAACAGATGTTAATGCAGACCCAAGATTGAAGCAAAGAAGTATTTTAGATGTTACAACTGTTCAAATATCAGTTTTTGCTGATGACTATTTAACAGTCGAAAATGCAGCTGCTTTGGTTAGAGAGGCTCTTGACAGAGAACACGGAGCAGTGAATACACCTTATAATAATACGATTTCAGTTGATTCAATTGTTTTTGATAATGCAGTTGATGACTTTGATGAAGATTTTGGAAACAAAGGTATTTATATAAAACATCTTGATTTCACTTTAAGACTCAACAGATTATTCACTGGCTTGACTTATTCAAACAGTTTTAGTGTTCAATTTGATGGAGTTGATGAATATATTGACTATGGAGATTCTGATTTCTTTACACCTGGAGGAATAGCTTCCAGTACTGGTTGGAGTTTGTCTTGTTGGTTTAAATTAGATTCTACTGGTTCAACTCAGTTTATCCTTGGTAAAAACAATCAGTTCATATCTGGTTCAAATCATTTTGAGTGGGATGTTTTGATGCGCTTGACAGACCAATTAAGATTCAGATTTTATTTTGGAGATAACAGCTCAAATTTTGTTCAGTTTGACACTGTTCAAACTTTTACAAGTGGAGTTTGGTATAATGCAATATGTACTTATGATTTGTCTCAAACAGATGCTGGATTCAATATGTACATAAACGGAAATTTAAAAAACTCTTCAAATGGAGGAGCAACAGTCAATGTTATTGGTTCATATGGAACAATAAGCAATACTGAAAATAGTTTCTTTATCGGAAGAAGTGGTTCAAATTATTTTTCTGGAAAAGTTGATGAAGTTGCAATTTATCAAGAAGTAATAAATCAAACTCAAGCAACAGCAATTTATAATTCTGGAGCAACAGCTGATTTAACTCAAACTCCAATGGCTTCAGATAATTTGATTGGCTGGTGGAGGATGGGAGATGCTGGTTCAACATTTCCAACTATCATAAATAGTTCTCCTTATGTTTCAACAACTTTAAATGGAACAATGACAAATCAAGAGTCAACAGACATAACAACAGATGTACCAAGCTAATGAAATATTGCATAGTTCCATATAATAAAATAAACGAAATAAATTTCTCAAAAGTTATTGAGAAAAAAGAAACTGTGAGATGTAATTTAGACAACTCTGAATTTATAGTAAAATATAATGGAGAAAAACCAGCTTCATTAAGTGAATATCAAGAAATGACAAGAGAACAAATAATTTTAATAACAACCAATCCAGAAAATGGATGGATAAATAATTTATAAAAATGGAAGATATAAAACTTATTAAAGAATATAAAAGCAACCAAGGAAGAACATATCCAGCTGGAAGCAAGATTGCTTGTTGCAGAGATACATATAAAATGCTTTTAGAAAATGGTTATTGTGAACCAATGAAAGGAGATAAAAAAGTAAAGAAAAAAATTAAAATAGAGAAAAAAGATGGCGACAATTAGCAGTCAACAAATAACAGAAGCTGGACTCGTTCCAACTTTAACAACACTAAGTTCAAGTGATGATTTTGTAAATACTGGAAAAGAGTTTATTTTTTACAGAAATTCAAGTGGAGAATCAAAAACTATAACTGTGACAGCTCAAGTGACATCTGTCAATTCTCCAATCTTTGGAACTTTGACAAAATCAAATGCTTCAAAAGTTGTTACAAACGGACAGACAGTAATGATTGGACCTTTTGAACCTTCAGCATTTAATGACTCAGACCAAAAGTGTACATTTGCAATCACTCCTTTTAGTGAAGGAACGGATTCTGTTGCAATACTATATCTGTAATGGCTGCAACTCCAGGTGTCATAAATGGAAGTGAATTTCTGCTGAAAGTGGATTCAGATTTTATTGCTCTTTCTACATCTGCAAGTATAAATATTGAGCAAAAGTTGAGAGATACATCAACAAGGGAAACAAATGGATACAGACAACAAGAAGGAGGAGTCAGAGCTTGGACAATGGAAGCTGAAGGCTTAGTTGCTTTTACAAATTTAAGTGGAACAAGTTACACAGCAATCACTGGAGAACAAAATGTGGAGGATTTAATTTACAATTTTATTCTAACAAGAACGGAAGTGACTGTGCAATTGACTCCAGCAGATGTTAATCAAACTGGAATGATAAAATGGAGTGGTCAAGCGTACATTACAAGTGTATCAATGGACACTCCAAATGAAGATAATTCAACTTTTTCTGTATCTTTACAAGGAAAAGGAGTATTGAATCAGCTGTTAACTGGAAACCAACAATGATGAAAAGGACATAAAAATTAATTAATACTAGTAATAATCTAAAAAAAGAA